ACTTCGCCTTGCAGGATACGGCTATAAGAAAATTGCTCAGGCGCTTTGCCTTTCCGTAGATACGGTCAAATCCTATTGCAGAAAGAATAACCTCGCTGGTGTGATGGCAGGTACTCCTTCCTCTTCTGTCGATGGAAAGACCTACTGTTAGCAATGTGGCAAAGAACTCTTACAAAAACCAAATCAAAAGATCCTATTGTTTTGTAATAGCGAATGCAGACAAACCTGGTGGAATACTCACCCGGAGATGGTAAACAAAAAAGCTATCTATTCCTACCACTGTCGTCACTGCGGTAAAGCATTCACAGCCTATGGTAATTCCCACAGAAAGTATTGCTCTCACTCCTGCTACATCGCAGATCGCTTTGGAGGTGAGTGCCATGAGTGAAGAAATGTTTAATGCCGAAAAGCTATACCGGGCAACAATGACAATAGCAAAATCTATGCTAACAAAAGGCCTCATCACCGCCGAAGAATACGCCATAATTGATACAAAAATGCTTGAAAAATATCGCCCCATATTCGGCACGTTATTAGCCCAAACTTCCTTGACTTTATAGGCTTTTAGAGTGATGTATTGTATCAGAAAGGAAGTGATTATTTGCGAAAAGTAAGTAAAATAGAAGCTAAACTGCCACAACTGCCTGAGCGGAAAAATGTCGCTGCCTATGCGAGAGTTTCAGAAGAAAAAGGCCGCACCCTTCATTCACTGTCAGCACAGATCAGCTTTTACAGTTCATATATTCAAAAGCATCGAGAATGGCAATACGCAGGCGTTTATGCAGACGAAGGTATTTCCGGCACGACTGATAATCGTGTTGAGTTTAGAAGAATGCTTGAGGATTGTGAGCAAGGCAAAATTGACATTATCCTCACAAAATCCATCTCGCGTTTTGCCCGCAATACTGTTGATTTACTTGAAACGGTCAGACACCTCAAGGAACTTGGAATTGAAGTCCGGTTTGAAAAGGAAGGTATCAATTCCCTGAGCGAGGACGGCGAACTCATACTAACGCTGCTTGCATCATTTGCCCAGGAAGAAAGCCGCTCCACCAGCGAAAATGCGAAATGGGCTATACGGAAAAAATTCCAACAAGGAAGACCGAATTCATTTAATGTTTATGGTTACCGATGGGATGGCCAACGTTTCATTGTTGAGCCTGAGGAAGCCCAAATTGTAAGGCTTATATTCGATAATTTCCTCAAAGGGCTGTCTGCCGAGCAAACGGAAGTTCAACTGGAGGAAATGGGTGTCAAGTCATACACTGGTGGTCATTTTTCAAATACCTCAATCAGAGCCATCCTCCGCAATGAGAAATATACCGGCAATATGCTTCTACAGAAAGTTTTTATACCTGACCACATTTCACACAAGTCCAAGAATAATGATGGCGAACTTCCTCAATATTGGGTAGAAGATTCTCATGAAGCCATTATCAGCTTGGAGACTTATAAAAAGGTGCAGGCCGAAATCGCACGGCGCAGAGAGTTAGGTGTTTTTGCCAACAAGTCGATTAACACCACCTGCTTTACAAGTAAGGTTAAGTGCGGAAATTGCGGTGTCAGCTACAGGCGTAGCGGTAAAAGGCAACGGAAGGATTCAAACACGGTTTACTATGTCTGGATTTGCCAAACTAAAGATCGCAAGAGTTCAAGAGAATGTGATTCTAAAGTTGTCCCTGAGAAAATGCTTCAAAAGGTTAGTGCCCAGGTGCTTGGCTTAGAGGAGTTTGATGAGGAAGTGTTCTTGGATCAAATTGAAAAAATCGTGGTTAATGGCAAGGACGAACTCATCTTTCATTTCTATGATGGACAGATAGTTCCACAGAAATGGAAATCCACTGCCCGGAAGGATTGCTGGACACCTGAAGCCAGAGCAGCAAAATCCGCTTACAGCAAAAAGAACCCTCGCAGTTCAGGAACCATTACCTGCTTTTCCTGCAAAATCGGCTGCAGTAAATGCGGTCAGAATTTACGCAGGAACACCAGCACTCGTGTAAGCGGAGAAAAAGCCCATCACTGGCGCTGCCCACCCCATAACAATTGCGGACACAGTGGTTTAGAAGAGAACCTTCTAAAAAGCATCTCTGCTGATGTTCTCGGCATCGATGAATTTGATGAAGCTGCATTCACAGATAAGGTTGACCACATTACTGTGGTTTCCAATGAGGAGCTAATTTTCCACCTCAAGGACGGTAGCGAGGCTACACGGCAGTGGCAGTTTAAGCGCCGACAACCAGCATGGTCAGAAGAACGAAAGCAACGCCAAAGCAAGAAAATGAAACAGGTTTGGAGGGATAAACATGAGCAGAGCGGAAACAGCTAAAAATGTAACGACCATTCCTGCTACTATTAGCCGTTTCACTTCTGCTCCAATAAACGAGCAAAGAAAACGCCGCACGGCTGGTTATGCACGTGTTTCAACTGACAGCGATGAGCAGTTCACCAGCTACGAAGCACAGGTCGATTATTACACCAACTACATCAAAAGCCGAGATGACTGGGAATTCGTAGAAGTTTATACCGATGAAGGAATATCGGCTACCAACACAAAAAAGCGTGAGGGGTTTAAGCGGATGGTCGAGGATGCCCTTGACGGAAAGATTGATCTTATAGTCACCAAGTCAGTTAGCCGGTTTGCCCGTAATACGGTAGACAGCCTTACGACAGTCCGTCAGCTAAAGGAAAAAGGAATCGAGATTTACTTCGAGAAGGAAAACATATGGACCTTGGACTCTAAGGGCGAATTGCTGATTACCATCATGTCCTCCCTTGCTCAGGAGGAAAGCCGTAGCATTTCAGAGAACGTCACATGGGGTCAGAGAAAGCGATTCTCAGACGGCAAGGTCACCGTTCCCTTTGGACACTTCCTCGGTTACGACCGCGGAGAGGATGGCAACCTCGTATTGAATGAAAAAGAAGCAGTAATCGTCAGGCGCATTTTTGCCCTCTTCCTTGAAGGATATTCACCCTATAAGATTGCCAAGACACTTACTGCTGATGGTATCCTCTCACCCGGTAAAAAGGCAAAATGGAATGCCGCAACCGTCCGCCGAATGCTTGAAAACGAGAAATACAAGGGCGATGCCCTTTTACAGAAAAGCTACACGACGGATTTTCTCACCAAGAAAAAGAAAATCAATGAAGGCGAGATTCCACAATACTATGTTAAAAACAACCACGAGGCAATCATCGACCCTGCAGTATTCGATATGGTTCAGATAGAACTTGAGAACCGCAATCCGGGTCCTAACCGACGAAGCGGTGTCAGCATATTTTCAAGCAGGATAAAATGCAGTGAATGCGGTTCTTGGTACGGCTCAAAGGTGTGGCACTCTACAAGTAAATACCGTCGCACCATTTACCAATGCAACCACAAATACGATGATGACAATCACTGCCGGACACCGCACCTTGACGAAGAAACAATCAAGGCACTCTTCATATCAGCGGTCAATAAGCTGCTCTCCGACAGGGAGGAAATCCTCGGCAACTTTGAACTTATAAAATCTGCAGTCTTTGACACTGCCGACCTGGAGAAAGAGCAAGCTGAACTGCAAAACGAACTCGAGGTTGTGGCTGGGATGATACAGCAAGCCATCGGCGATAACGCACACTTCGCTCTTGACCAAGGAGAGTATCAAGAGCGATACAATGGCCTGGTTGACCGCTTTGACCTTGCCAAGGCTCGCCATACTGCGGTTACAGAAGAAATCACCGACAAGCAGACAAGACTCAGTACGATTAATGCCTTCCTCTACACCCTCCGCAAGCAAGATAACTTACTTACTGAATTTGACGAAAAGCTGTGGTGCAGCCTTGTGGACTACGCTACTGTTTATGATAAAAACGATGTACGGTTCACCTTTAAAGACGGCACAGAAATTCAGGCATAATATATAGAATGAAGAAAACCCTACCATACCATAATAGTGTGGTAGGTAGGACTCTCTATTATTTATTTGGGCTTTTTGTGAATATCAACCAATAAGTTGACCACCTGGCATTTAGTATACTCACTCTAAAAAAATTAACCTAAAAGATGTATCCCACCGGGAGCGGATTGCTCTAGTGGGGCTTTTTTCTGTTATCTTAATACCAAGGATAAGCATATACCTTGAAATTGTCTGTGATATACCCGTCGTCCGCTCCCCAAAGCGAAAGTTCAAACGGAATCTTGCCGCCAGCAGAAACTTTATCAGTATAGGTGGTTTCTCCAGCGAGCAGCTTACCGCTATCATCACGGAATAATACAACCACAGCAACGGAGCTAATATCAAAGTTATTTGGATTGGAAACTTCTCCGACAATCTTGTCCTCACGCTTGATCGGATTTTCAACAGATAGCGGCTCACCCGCATTGTCTATTCTATCTGGCGAAACCCAGTCACCGTCATCAGGCTGAATAATTTCAAAATCAACGGTCGCAGGTTCGCTATCAACACTGGGGCCTTGGAATGCGCTGTACCAAGTACCCCCCGGTTGAATTGTTGAACCCACAATATCATCGGTTCCCAGTACCGCGCCGTTTGCATCCCGTGCTGTCAACCGTACCTTTGGGAATTCGACTGCTCTTTCAGTGTTTGGGTTCTTCACTATGACGGCGTATTGGATGTAATAAGTATCATATCCGTCTTTAACGGCAAAGCCGCTATCGACTAATTCAAGGGGTAGCAAGTCTG